CTGTGCGACGCGTTCGGCCCATGGAACCACACGTCGCCTTCTGGTTCTATACCGTCATAAACCTCCCACGTGAACACGTCGTACGACTCGTCAAAGTTGATGTACAGGAGCTTCTTGAGCGCCGCAAAGTATCTCAAAGTCGTAGGAGCGATGGGCCGCGGGACAAAGTCCGAATGTGGGAGCCTACGGGGCAGGAATCCTAGGGCCCGGCGCGCGTCAAAATCAGCGAACGAGGCTACCCGTTCGATGAGATCATATGGCAATTGGCCCCATATTTCTGGGTTCATCTTATATTTTCAGGGCCGCCCGCCTTTAAATCCACGTCGTGATGAGAGCCGCCCATTCCTCACCACGGAACGTGACGTTCTCTTCACAGTCGTACGATCCGCGCATAAAGTTCCTCCGGACGTTGTACACATCACCCTCGTCCTTCACGAAAAAGAACGCCGCCACCTGGGCCACGAGACCATTATCTATATATTTCTCTTCCCAGCCAATTTCACGAAGTTCATCGTCGTTTAGCCAAGTGAATATCATTTCTTACTAACAATGCGCAACAAAGCCTTAAATACCAATACCCAGAAATTCTCTCCCAATCTTGGAGCCTAGGAACATCGCTGACGCGGCGACGATCGAAATGACCGCGTGGCGCGTGCTCGTGTTGAGCATCTGCGCGTGAATGATGATCAGGGTCAGAAAACCAATCCAGAATAGCAAAGTGTAAAAGTCCATTTTTATTAAACAACATAAAAATTACATATCAAAATCTTCAAACAGATCATCGAGTACCGTCTTCTTTGAAAGGCCGTCCGAGCCCATGACCTCCATGTACCACTTGCCCTGTGGGCCGCATTGATTCTTGTCGAGACGCACAAACTTTGCGTAATTGTGATGAATCTTGCCTTGGCTCACGGCCACGATCGAGCGCACACACGTCTTGTCACCGGGGTTGTAGTACAGACAAACCTTGCAGAGGGCCGACATGCTCATTTAGTGTTCAAGAGGTTGTCGTCTCTAAGACCATCTCTTCGAGTATCGCAATCTTTTGGCGCGTCAGCTCCTCGACCGTTCCCACATCCATCATGGCCAGGGCCTTCTTCGCTGCGAGCACCTGTTCCAGAAGCTGTATATGTTGGTGAGAGAATTGGTTGTAAACACTTTTCTGTATTTCAGACTCGTCTACTCCGCGAAGACGGCACTTAATTTCAATTTCAGAAATCTTCGTCTTGTGGTCCTCGCGCCTCTGTTGCGCCTCTTTCAGGTTGTTCTCGTACATTTCCCGATACTTTCCATAGTCCCATTTGTTTTGGGGAATGCCTGCTGCATACTTCAGGGCTTCGTTGACTTTTGCAAGGCGCTCCATATATGTGTTTCAAGCGGTCCTCTTCTCTAAGACCATGGAGACCGGTCAATTGGTCCGGGCATCTTGCGCACGACGTGTTCGAGGTTCCTGAGATCCTTGAAAAGATACCCTGGAGCCATAAATGGTGATGAAAGTGCATGAACCAATATGCACCCAACACGTTCGGTCACGTACTGGTCCTTTTTAAGAGGGGGTGCGTATGCGATGGTTCTCATCGTTCCATAAGTATATGCGCCTATGCAATATTTTATGAGAATCTGTTCCATGTAGTGTTCAAGTGCTCACATGCTTTAATGACTTGTTGTATTTTTTGATTTCATTTGTGAGTATAATTGCAAAAAGGTTTTTAGATATAAGATCGAGTCCGTTATACATTACATTCTTCTCAACGTTCGGTAACATATATGCCACTGCGTACAAGCCCCATACCACAGCTACAATGTTGAAAAGACTACTTCCGGCTCCGCCCATTTCTTTATATATTACCCTGAATGCAGCTATGAAAGCGACCGAGCCTATAACTAGGGCATATTCACGTTTTATAACTCCAGTCTCCCCCAAGTAACCCGCCAGAAGCATGATTGCGTTGAATATAACGATCCGTATCACTTGTGATTTATATTTTCGAATAACGTCAAGAATTCCACCCTCTGACACTTCTCCTCTTTTGTAAATCAAATACGACGACAGACTTATGAGCATCAAGGGTGTCGTGATTGCCCAGTCGTAATATCGACTGGTTGCCATCGTCTCTACGGCGTGATTGCGGATGACAGTCGCATAGAATGCGAATTGCACGGCGGTCACTAGAAGTTCGAGACGAACAACATCTGATAGTAATTTCGGTTCGGGTATGTTTATGACCTGTGCAGTATAAAGCCCAGATAACGCCTGTGCTATAATACTCAGATTTACGGTCTGATGTACAATACCGTTCATTATATTATGTGTAACAAAATAATGGAGTGCCCCGTGTGTGCACTTGACCCGACGAGTCATTCGCTGAAACGACTTGAGGAATTGGACGACGGTACAGTCGTGATGTACACGAAACCAGCCGAGGCGACTCGATACTGGGATCGCGATGGTATCTTGTTCCATTACGACAACAGTCTTTCGCAAATCTCAGGTGATTGGATATGGATCTTTGATGCCGAAGGATTTTCTGCCAAACACATGTTCGAGGTTGGCGTCGCCACAAGCCTAGCTCGCCTCATATCATCAAAATATTCAGAACGCCTCAGAAAGATCATAATCACAAACCCTTCGCCTATTGTGGAGCTCGTCGTAATCATTGTAAAACCTTTTTTGAATAAAAGAATGCGATCACTTATCACTTCGCCAGAACGCGTTTGACAACAAGGGAGAACATGATAAGCTGGAGAGCCATGGATGCTACACGAGCACGCGTACTCTTCGGTACGATATCACCGTAGCCTGTCGATGTTGACGTCGTCACGGTGTAATAAAAGATTGCCATAAACCGTTCACTGGGCTTCTTTGGCAGGTTTGTAATGTCCTCGTCAGTGACCCATGAATAAAGGAACGCGCTGAAGATTACATTCACTACGAGCAGAATGACGAGGAGTTGCGCCACGCCCTTGAACATTTATAAGCTGATGAGAGTATTTTACTGGCTCACAAACGCCAAGACCCCCCGGGATACATAGAATCAAGGATCTCCTCTATGTCTTTCGCCTCTACCACCTCTCGGTTCTGACGCACTTTGTAGTTGACGAGACGAATAGCCTTTGACTGATATTTTACATATTCACCAGTGTTTTTCGGTTTGGTCTGGGCAATTCTCAAAGCATTCTCGATGTGCGCGTCAGTGACGGCCGGTCGGTAAATCATAGAGGCTTGGATTCCCATTAGGGTTCAAGGGTTTGTTGACTTTAACAACATCTGTTAAAGTCTCGAAACGTAGAAAAACAAATGCAGACACTCTTCAAGTTTCGCGCCGTACCGAGGGGCGTTGTTCGTTCCTTTTCAATGGGTAAACCCTATTCGGGGGAAGATTACGAGCCAACTGGTATTCCACAGACTCGAGGGGGCGAGGAGGAGAAAAAGTCGGTAAACGAGCCTACAACGAAAAAGTTCACAAAGGGTTTTCAAGCCTACCTTGACACAAGGCTCACTTTAGAGGATTTGATGAAAGAGGAGGATGAGAAGAAAATGGCACTCGTTAAGAAAACGCCTTTGTAGACCCGGACTCTTTGCGGCGCTCACGTTTGGCGTCTGCGCTAGCCTTGTTGGCTGCCGCCAGTGCAGGGTTAGCCTTCGCCTTGTTCTCCTGCTTGATCTTCTTCTTCTCAGCATCCGTGAGCTTGTCGGGTATTTTCTTGATGTCAACCATTACACTTGAAGTACAAATTAATTACCACACATAAGCGCGACCGGAAGGTTCACCCATAATCACTTTGGGTAGGTGAGGTGACGCATGTCGGGCCGAAGCCACGCGAGCGTCCACGTTGCACAGAACGTATCCTCTTCGTGCCATTGAGGGTGGTCCTTGCACACCACGACTCGGCGTCCAGATAATTTTGAAATATGGGCGCGGTCTAGATGACCGCTGTACAGGCTTTTCGGGTGCGCCGGATCGAAAACGCGTATGACGTCCGAGCCGATGAACTCGTACGCCATGAAATGACCCTCGTCATCCGAGATGGGCACGTATAATGTCCCTTTCGGATGTACGATTCTGCGACACTTTGAAATGTCGTAATCGCCTTTACAGCCTGTGAATTTTCGCCGAAACGCACGGTCATTGACGACCATGTCCCATTTCGTTTTTACATCCATTAATTTACACACGATCCTGATCTCTAAAACACACGAACAGTCTTGACAGAATACCACGCGCCTTTTTTACTTCAACTGAGATCGTCTCGGTGACTTCTTCGATCGTCTCAGTGACTTCTTCGATCGTCTCAGTGACTTCTTCGACAGTCTCTTTCACTTCTTCTATCGTCTCAATAACTTTATCAAGTGTCTCTTTCATTATAATTATGCAAGAAAATTATTTCAATCTCTAAACATATCGAGTGGCTCCCATGTGAACACGCCCGGCATCTCGGCGCAAATCTTGATCGCCTCCTCGCGCGTCTCCACGTAGACCAAGTTGCAATCGTACTTCACGTCACGGATGACATAGATCATTTTACTTGGTTTTTACGGGTTCTGAAGCCTTAACAGGAAACCACCAGTCGATAATCTCACCCGCACGGACCACCGCGTAGATGATGGCGGCCCCGACGCGGCCGGACGTGGGACTCTTCTTGTCAAAGATGCACTTGTGTGATAGAGCCTTGAGCTCCTGAGCGTTCGAAGTGGCGAACATTTGATTTATAGGCGCCTGTACGCCTTAATTGACGTACTTGGAATCCTCCTCGCACTTTTTCACAACTCGTTCCACCTTCTTGAGACTCCTTTCTAGGCACCCCAAGAGGATGAACGTGTACACGCCGACCATTCCCACGAAAATTATCAAACCCGCGACATCGGCCGTTTCCATTGATTAAATGACTGAACTACTCCTTAACTACAAATATTGGCCGCTCATTGAATGATATACCGTTGAACCGGGTGGTTGCTGCCGACGTGTAAGCCCCCATGCGCGGCCACACGATCCAGTCTCCCTCCCCAATGGTCTCTGGAAGTTGAATTTGTTTTGAAATTATGTCACCCCCATCACATGTAGAACCAAACAAAATTCTAGGAACCTGTTCACTTTGAATTTCGTTTAAAAATTGGTCAATGAAAAATTCTGGTACAGGTTCAGCGTGGTCAAAAAGTACACAGTTGAAAGCCCCATAGAGAGACTCTGAAATTGTAACACCTCCCCCCTTGACCCCCATGACCGGAGTCACGAGGGTAGCCATGTGCTCGACCATGTACCTTCCCGGCTCGGCTACAAAAATATATTTTGGATCTAAATTGGAAATAGTTTCATTGATCTGGTCAGGTACAGGACCGAGGTCAAAGACGTTGGTGGATGAAAACCCTCCCCCGATGTCTATTATTTTTGGATCAAAATTGAAATTCTTGGAAAACTCGGCAGCCTCTATGGCCAACATAATTCCATTCTTGAATGCAGATGGGTTCTTGGCCATTGACCCTACATGAAAGGAAATTCCAACCAATGCAAGACCTAGGGTCTGGCACCGCATCATGAGGTCCGACCATTCATGTTTTTCGGCTCCATATTTTATTCCTAAATTGCAACGAGCCTCTGGGTCGTCGGCCCGGATACGGAGGATGACCTGATGCCATCCCCCCTCCGCCAGTTTTTCCAATTCACACTCGGAATCGAAGGTTGTCAATTTGATATTTAAATTTTTCGCATGTACAATCTCCTGTCGGCGTTTGCACGGGTTCGCGTAGATGATCCGTTCTTGCTCGACGCCCATTCCTAACACGAGATCAATCTCGGCGGGACTTGCGCAGTCGAACGAAGAACCCAAGTTCGCGAGGGTTTCTACGATTCTTGGATCCGGATTGCATTTGACGGCGTAGAATGGACGGATGGTCGGGAATACCCGCGTCCACTCTTTGTACGCCCGTTCTAGAATGCCCAGTTCGTAAACGTAAAAGGTATCTTCAGGTTTATGTGTACGGAGGAGTTCGGTGAGAACTCCAGCGCCGACCATCAGAAGTAAGACTTCTAGGTCTTATAGAGATTTTATTCTTAAGTGAGGCACGTGGACCTCCTGGCGATTCGCCCAAAAAAGGTGTGATGTGGCCGCCTAGGCGTGGAGGCATAAATACCAAGCACCATTCAAAACCCAGACATGGACCGCCCGGGCCCCCATCAATCTATTGATAGGGTCTTTCTTCTCGATCGCTCCGGCTCTATGGAGTCTTGCTGGGATGACACTATTGGCGGTTTCAACGCTTTTCTGAATGAGCAGAAGGCCACTGGTGGGACCCTGACCTTGATCCAGTTTGACCACGAGTACAATATGACATATGAGCGCACCAAGATTGATGAGGTGCCGTCTCTGTCCCGCGAGACCTACAAGCCTCGCGGCTCCACTGCTCTACTTGACGCCATCGGGCGCCTCACCAAGGACTGGAAGGGATCTTCAAACCCATCAGTCGTGATTCTGACTGATGGCCAAGAGAATGCTAGTCACAAGTTCACCAAGGCTCATATCAAGGACCTTATTGAGCAAAAGACCAAGGATGGTTGGACGTTTGCGTACCTGGGCGCCAACCAGGATGCGTTTGCTGAGGCGGGTTCAATCGGCATCGCCCCCGGGTGCACGATGAACTACGATGCGACCCGCACACCGGACGCCATGCGCGTTCTTAGTGCAGCCATGTCGTGCCAGGCTTCGGGACAGTCTCAGACCGTTGATCTAAAACTGTAATTTACTTATTGAAAACCTTGGCGGCTCCGGCCTGCGCCTGCTCAAGGTTCTGAACCGCCTCAAGCTGAGCGCTTAAAACCGATGCTGCGGGCACACCAGTCGCCATCCCGCCGGCATCACCTCCCGAGGCCGCACCGCGATTCGCGAAAACACCAATCATGCTTGCGATCACTCCGATGATGGCGAAGACCAACACCATGCATGACCAGTAAAAGTTCAGATCACGTGGCTTCTGTTCCTTGTTGTAGGTGAAAATCGTAATAGCCGCCTGAGCGAGCAGTGTCACCGACAGACACAGGAACACCACGGAAAGGATAAGGGGCATCATTATATTATTTTATGTATATTATTTTTTTTCCAAGAACCTTTTGCGTCTGCCGCCGAGCCGACTCAAAATTCGGCTTGGACCACAAAAGCCACCGCGACCAAAAGCCAGCCGTCTTGGCTCCTGAGCGCGTCCAATTCTCCCGCCGCGACCGAAGCCCACTCGCAGATCCTGCGTGCCGCGAAACGTACCTCTTCATGCGTTTGAAATCCCCGTGTATAGTGTAATCTGAAAACCCTTTGAGACCAAACCGCACTTTGGCCCCGTCTGGGAAGATGGCCATGAACTTGTGCACACCGTTGTCCGCTTTGCGCAGCGTCACTGCCATACTTTTAACGTAGAGAAATTCGTACAGATACGTAAATAAGCAGGGTTAAAATGAGGATGTTGAAAACAACATAACCTGTGATAAAAGGAAACACGGTGTCCCTTAGTGTATTATTTTCAAGAACCATATTGAGCATCTGCTTACTTAGAGATTCTTCAGTTTCTTCATCCATGGATAGATACTTTAAGAGACCCCAACAAAAATCTAGCCACGAATTCACGAAGCTCGGACCGGCTGTGTGCGTATTTGGCAAGTCGGGTATCGGGAAGACGTGGACCGTACACGACTCCCTGGATCCCTGTATTGAAATTACATCTGAAATTCTCCGAAGCAAACAAGAGACCCTACAATTTCTAGACAAAATTCATGGAACGAATATACCAGTGATTATAGACGAGTACGAATGCATACATGATCTCGTGGGTCTGAGGGAGATCACCAAGCCTCCGACAAATGGTATTTTTATTGTAATTTCCCAGATCCCGGTAAAATTTGATTTTGAAATAGCAACCTATGATTTTCCTGTACCTGATGAAGAGAGTATAAAGAGTCTGTTTCCAGAAGCCACGGATGAGGTTATCCGAAAATCAAAGGGTGACTTGCGCTATGTGATTCAAAGCCTTGAATTCAGAACCGATGAAAAGGATGAGTTTCAAGGAGCCAGAGATTTTATAGAAAGCCTAGTGTCTAACAGGTCGTCTGTAAATCCATGTAAGTATATAGGTCACCCTGTTCACGAGCCTGGAAATGTCACTGCAATTTTACATGAAAATTATGTAGACTCTAAAAAATGCAACCCAGAATCAATCACACAGCATATGAGTGATGCACTGGTTTTTGAGGATGCAATTTACAAGGGAAATTGGGATCTTTACCCCTATTACAATATGTTGGGGTGTATCCTTCCTGCAGTTGAAATTGGACACTCGCTCAAACCCCCTCTGCGCCCTGGCTCTGTATGGACCAAGTACCAAAGCGCGTGCGCGAGGGAAAAGCGACTCAAGACGGTCTCTCAACGCGTACCTGGGAAGCGTCTTTCAATGGATGAGATCCTGATGTTGCGTGACTATGCTGAGCACGGGAACATAGAAATACTGAAAGAGTACGGACTCAAGTCCCAGGACCTTGATGTGATGAATCACCTTACGTACGACATCAAAACGAGTCTGCGGTCAAAGATCAAAGTTCGGAATCTTTCAGCCCTCAAAAAGGAATTGACTTAAACACGTCGCTGGTAGTTTATGTAAGAAATGAACTGTCCTTGCCACGAGATTGAGGAGGAGTCCTTTGTCAAGGTTCAGGGGTCCGATGTGTATTTTCACTGCGAGGTCGCCGAGGTGACCGTCCTAGAACTGAATATGAAACTGAAGAAATTGGCCCTAGAGCTCAATCACAAGTACCTCGACTTGGGTATCAAAGGGCGCCCTGAAATTCGCATATGGATTCGGAGTGACGGCGGCGACCTCCACTCGGGCCTGAGCGCCATGGACTGTATCCGGGCGCTTTCCAAGCGCGTCAAGATTCGCACCATCGCTGACGGCGTGTGCTCGTCGGCCGCCACGTTCATTCTTTTGGGTGGCAGGACTCGGCACATGACTGAGAATTCGTACATATTGATTCATCAACTCAATATGGACGGAACCTGGGGGAAGTTTGAGGACTTCAAGGATCAGATGGAGAATCTGTCTCAATTTATGGAACGATTTAAGGATATTTATACGCGCGAAACCAAGATTCCTGAGAAGGATCTCAAAAAGCTGCTGAAGCGTGATGTGTACATGGACGCGGACAAGTGTTTGGATTGGTTCGTAGTGGACTCTATTTGGTCTTAGGGGCACACTTGCTGCGCAACTGGGACTTACTCCTCCTTCGTACCTGGCTCTGGGATCGCATCACTCGCGGCAACCGCCTCAATGATTGTAGGGGCCGACTCGGCTGATGCTGGCTTGGCGGCCAAAATATCTGGGATCTTGATTGACCCCTTCTGGAACTTCTCGGTAAACTTCTTGTACAGGAAGTAACCAATCACAAGAACGGCAACAATAGCCACAATGTTGAAGATGTTAAAGGGGGACTTGGCCTTGATGTCCTGAATAACAGTGCGCTTGATGTGATCAACGACTGGAGCGCTCATTACTAAAAAAACGTGTTTTTTTCAGGCCAGGTGGGCGCGGTCCCCATGGCTTGTAAGAAAAAATGGAGGTTTCACAAGCGTGGCATGATTTTGACATTCTGAGGAATACCCATGTTTCTGAAACCATTCACAAGGAATCCGAATACTTTTGTAGTTCGTGTGGTGGCTTCAAGGCTTTTGACGGCCTGGAGATTGACCTGCCAACCTGTACTGTATGTGGGATAGTGGACGACGCGTACGTATCTGACGAGCCCGAGTGGCACTCGGGTGCCGATGCGGGAACTGCCGATCCCTCTCGCGTAGGCATCCCTACGAACACTGACCACTTTTCGGCCGCCTGGTCACAGACAACCTACATGACCGTCCCCAGATGGGGGCCGTCGGCTCAAAAGCGCCTTGCACGAATCAACCACCACTCGTCCATGAATCACAGAGACCGCGCCTTGTTTCACGCCTATGCAGAACTTGATCACATAGGCAAAACAATTCTCAAGCTTCCAGAGGCTGTTATGTACTCTGTAAAGATCAAGTACAAGGCGTTCAACGAGGCTGTCCTGACCCGCGGTGCCGTCAGGAGCGGTATCAAGGCCAACTGCATCTTTCAAGCGTGTCGTGAGTTCAACGTGGCCCGAACCACTCAGGAAATCGCCGCCGCGTTTGGAATTCCGTCACGTGACATCTCCCGAACATTTGATATGTATCAAGAGAAGCTTCCCGAGACGACGGTCCACATCACCACACCGGCGGATCTTGTGAGTCGGTTTTTCAACGAGATAACAACCATCTCCGACGGCGAGCGTGGCAAGCTGAAAATGAAGGTCATTGCCAAGTGCAAGTCTTTGGAGGACACCGTGGAGCTCATGGGGCGCACTCCGAAGGCGATTGCGTGCGCGGTGATCGCGAGTGTACTCAAAGGGGTCCAAGGCGCGCCGGACCGACAGACCCTTTGTAGAATTTGCGACATTTCCGTACCCACCTTGTCAAAGATTGAGGCTATTTTGAATAGTTAAGGACTTTGAGCAATTTTTCTGTAATGAGCCAGGTTGTCCTATTCGTAAGCACGCCATGCTACGGGGGTGTGTGTCTGCAGGCCTACGCCGAGTCCATGCTTCGTCTCCAACGCACCTGCGCCGCCCATGGTATGCAGATGATGCTTGACACGACTGAGAATGAGTCTCTCGTTCACAGGGCCCGAAACCTTGCAGTGGCGCGCTTTTACCAGAAGACACAGGCGACCCACTTTTTGTTTATTGACGCAGATGTTCACTTTGACCCCGAGTCTGTGATTCGTCTGATCAAGTCTGAGCACGAAGTGGCGGTGGCTGCATATCCCAAGAAGTGCGTGATGTGGGACCAGGCTGAGGCGTACGTCAACTCGGGGAAGGAGGGGCGTGATCTTGCGCGCGTCGCGTCATCTCTCGTGATGAACTTCCGGTACCAGCAGACCCAGATCAAGGATGGGTTCGCAGAGGTTCTGGACGGCCCCACCGGCTTCATGCTCATCAAGCGTGACGTGTTTACAAAGATGTTCGCCAAGTATCCGGAGCTGAATTGTGTGAATGATCACCAGAACAAGGATCTTGACGAGTACGTGGCTGTGTTTGACTGCATGATTGACCCGGTGAGCCGTCGTTACCTCTCGGAGGACTATGCATTCTGTCGCCGTTGGCAGCAGATGGATGGCAAGATTTTCGCCGACTGTTTGACCGTTCTAGGCCACGTGGGAAACATTCGGTTCCAGGGGACACTTGAGGAGAGGCTTAAGGCTTAAATTCACATGAATAATAATGACGGTCCTCCACGTATGTATGGTCACGCGAAACAAATCCATTAGCGCTACGACCCTCCATACCGCCATGAACATCCATATGTTGTGTATGATGAAGGGAATGCATCTGGAAGTTCATTTTGTGGAGGACAAGACCACGCTGCCAAAGCTCATGAAATCTGGCGAGCGTATTTTTTGGATGGACTACGGCACCAATTTAAATAATGAAATTCTGAGCAAGGTTGTTGACCCGTTTGACAAGGGGGTGCAGATCCTCGTGTTCCCGTCAGTCAAGGAGGGCATCAACTGGGAAAACTTCAAAAAGAAGACTCGTGCGGGGTCAAAGGAGAATAGTGGACAGCGGGGCCTGGAATTTGATACGACCGTCGGTCGGAAGCTCGCGGACGGCCTCTACGAGTGCGAAAAGACGGAGGCGCGCGTGTGGGTCATGGACTCCAAGCCCGTTGACAAGAAGCTTCGGGGTGGCAAGGAGACCATCAAGGTTCCATATGACGATAACGAAGCGATGTTCGCGTCCCTCCGGAATTTGGGTATTAAAATTGGTGTCGCGTCCGAGGCAATCGTCGTGTGCCACTTTGTTCATGAATGCTTTGGAAACATCCTAGAGGCTGCAGGTGTTGAACTTCAGCCTTAGAGAATAGACACTTATAATTTACAACTAAAATGGAGGTGAAGGAATTCATCTCAAAGGTCTGGAACTCTTCAGACCTTGAGAGATTTCCGGGGCCTCAACCCGTCTCCATAGAACGGAGACACTTCCCTCTCCTCAAACGCCAGCCGTATATGGTGTGTGAAAAGACGGATGGAGTTCGCCATTTCCTAGTATCTTTTGAAGGTGGTGTGTTTATAGTAAACCGCGCTTTTCACTGCGAGCCTGTGAAGATCAGGGTTCCGAAAGACACCCTATTGGATGGTGAACTCGTGCAATTTAAAAATAAAAAGTGGGGCTTCATGGTGTATGACGCGGTGATCGTCAAGGGTGAGAGTCTTTTGAATTTTCCTTTGAATTTGCGACTTGACAAAGCAAGGGCAGTTATCAAGGGGATTATCAAAACTGCCCAAGCCCCCTTTGAGATCAAGGTGAAGACCATGACTTATTTGCAAGACTTCAAGTCATTTCCGGATCTAAATTCGTTTGACTATGAGACTGATGGTTTGGTTTTCACCCCCGTGGAAGAGCCTATACGTATGGGGACTCACGAGACTATGTTCAAGTGGAAACCTAGGGAGCGCATCACCATTGATTTTCAGTTGAAAAATGGACGTGAACTTTTTGTACAGGACCGTGGGGTGCCGTTCAAGGAGGCCGAGTTGCATATACGGCACAGAACAGACCTGCCTGAAGGCGCCATAGTGGAGTGTGGGTACGGCGACTTGGGGTGGGTCGTGGAAAAGATCCGGAGCGACAAGACCCACGCCAACAATAGGCGCACATATTTCAGAACAATAATCAACATACGGGAAAACATTCAACTCGCGGAGTTCAACGAGTTCGTCGGCCTGTAAAACGCGAGGTAAAACTCGCCTCGGAGACTTTGTATTTGAGGGACCTCGCGCACACTTTCGTCATCCTTGATATACCATTTATCAAACCTTTTCACAAGCAAAGCATAGTGTCCCCCGTTCTTGTGTCCCTGATGCAGCACGCATGCAAATAGTTTACGTCCCTCAAAATCAAGAGGAATTTCAATAGGAAATTTGTAATCGTACATTGAAAATGAAAAGCTTATAAACTTTGGCCATTTCTCTATACGATTGCGCACCATTGCAGCCTCATATGTCTTTCCCCGTTCGTCTTTGTAATTTTCAATAGGAATAGGTTCAATACGATCTTCCAAGAGGTCTTGCAGCCGGCACGGTTCAGACACGTCCAACAGCAGGGTCGTGAAAGGTGTGCGGATGGTGGACATTCCATCCTCCCACATGGTTTCTTGCGCCTCGGTTCCGTTAAACAGGTCCATGACGAATTCTTTACCAATTGACTGCTCAAACAGGTCAATGAGGTGCAGAATAACCTCCTGGGCGTCGTGTTGCTGTCCATCGGCGAAATCAGGGAATCTGATCCTAAAAGCCCCTATGAGGTCACTCGGGCTCACGGGGTCAGTCTTTCCTTTAACAAATAACTGTTTCACTATTTTTTGATATTCTCTAGTGACGTCACAAGGGCCCTCGTACTCGTGATCAAAAAAGTGTTTTGTGAGCGGAGGGACGTGGGCAAGGCACTGTACAGCAGTATTGAAATAACACGTGTTTCCGAGGTTCCAAAGACCTCGCATCCTCTTAGAGGATACGCGCTTTTGTTCTATAAATGAATATCGCACCCGGATCCAATCCGATGGCGAAGCCTCTCTTTGATAAGTGGGAGTCCATCATTGAGAACCACAAGTCCAAGCCTAATATTGAGATTGAAATCCGTTTCGGTCGCAAGTCGGGCAACAAGTTTGATACGAATGTTGGCCGGCACAGTTTTGAAAAGGCTCTGCAGGCCCTTGAAAAGTACGACGGATGGGAGTCCAAAAACCATTCCAATTCCACCGTGTACTACTTTTCAGGTGACAAGCGCCTCACTGTCAACGAGGACACCGACGAGCAGGTGGGCCAGGTCAAGACTCGTGTCAAGGTTGATGATGTGGAGCTCCAGGACCAGCCCCTTGACGTGCGGCTGGGTGTGAGTACAGAGGTGCCTTTTGAATACGATGGAGAAGAGACGAGTACCGAGCAGAAGACCAAGGAGCGTTGGTCTTTCGTACGGAAGAATCTTGTGATTGATATGACCATCGTCAAGGGCACCCCTGATGACAAGGACTCTGACGATGACACCACTTATCAAATTGAAATGGAAATTGTTGACCCCTCTCAAATTCAAAACAAAAATGAACTGTTCAATATGCTGTACAAAGTGTTTGACTTGTTGAAGTGCATCTAATTAACCGCAACATACTTGAGCCAATTGTTACGGAACTTGGCGTTGAGACCCGCGCGCGCCAACCCCGACCACGTGTACGTGTTTTTGGCTCCTGTGGGCAGACCCATGTTCGCGATGGCGTTATTTAGATTCTTTATTGATGCGCGATTCGTGGGAAGGGCGTACTCCTTCTGGAGCCGGGGGCTCTTTGACGCGTTGTACTTTTTGGGCTTGGGGCTCTTTTTGGGCGGAGGCGTTCTCTTGGGGATATTAGGCGTCTTGCGAGGCTTGGGCACGTAAGCAGGGATGACGCGCTTCTCACCCGTGATGGCGTTCTCCACCTCGCGAGCGGCACGAGCCGGGCTCATGGGCACCTCCCTGTTTATCCAGCCTCTGATCGCCGCCTTCATGTTCTTCTGAGAAGGTTTGGGTTTCTGAAATGCTAGGCGAGTCACCAAGTTTTTATAGGCTTGGACCTTGTTGGCTGGCATCCAATTTGGAACCTGAATTCTCCCTGTGTAACGCGCCTTGGGCGCCTCATTGGAGCGGTTGGCTGTCGTCTCCTTCACAAATTTCTTGTATGCCCGGTTGATATTCGCCTTGAGGGGCTTTCCTCGTGCGCCAACTGGCAGTTTGCCATAGATCTTCATAAAGAGACCCTCGTTGCCGGTGCGCGACATGTTCCCGAGGTTTGAGCCAAGTCGTGCAGCGTACTCAAACTCCAGAGCCTCCATATTGTTGTTTGAACCGGCAGATGATGGGCTCGGCGTCGGCTTTCTTGGCGGGCTTGGTGCCTTGGCTACGGACGTCTTCTTACCTGCTACATAGGCCCTGAGAGTATTGAACTTGTTAGCCTTGGTAGTCGCGTTGAATTCACTATGTAAATTAGAGGGCAAGAGAGCCTTGGCGATCTTGTTTTGCTCATCAGCGGGTAGAGTTGCCCATGCACGTCTGGTCTGGATACCCTGGCTCGTAGTCTTTTCCACGCGGCCATTATTCAGGAGGCGATAGTACATGCCGTTGACGACCAGATTGGCATTCCGTATAGGTTTGTAAACGCCCGCCTTGTTCTGAATGAGGCCTACGAGGTTTGTTGGCGTCATCTTGGTGTTCGCCTCTGCGATGCCCATGTTTCGCGCAACACCCAAAAGCTCCGCCTTGGTCAGACGGGTCGCTTGGCGATTGTTGATGCGCAGGATCTTGTTCAGTCCCATGGTGACCAAGTGCTGCAGGCCTGGTTTGAACGCCTCGTTTCCGAACGTCACAACGTTCGTCTTGACGTTGGCGGGAATTTTGAATATGGCTCTGACTGCCGCAGGTATGTTGCGTCCCGCGTCCGTATATGTCTTTATCACAGTCTTGCGGCCAGATGCCAAACCGGCCGGAATTGCGAACCAATAGGGCTGCTTACCCGGGCCTGGACGAACATAGTAGCCCTCTTTGGTCGCGTTCCAGCTCGGCGCGCGCCGGTTCTTTGGGGCGGCGGGAGTCGCCTGACGCTCCGGCGCCTCTTCTATAGGGATGCCCAGGTTTCTGAAAATCTTGCGCGTGTGCGCCGGAACGTTCACACCTGCATTGGCGTAGGATTTCGCGACCATGACGGCGTTCTTTTTAGAGAGGCCCATAGGTCCACGATTCACCGTCTCACCCGACTGAAGCTCCTTCTCCATCTTGCGCCACTTGTAAAGACGGGGCTTGCCGTTGGTGCCCGGGCGCACGTAAAAGCCGTGAGGGGGCTTGGCGTTCCAAGAGCTAGCGAGCGGATAACGATTCGCCAACTTGGCTTTTTTGGCATTGGAGTTTCCACCCTTGGCGGGTTTCTTTATGGCTGGGGATGTCCCCATATTGAACGCTAAAAATGGAACCACATCGTATTTTGTGAAGAATTCTTTGAAGAGTTGCTTAGGGGCCTCACGTTCGGACGGATCCTTGATGCCCGTGAAAAGAACGGTGCCATTCTTGAAGAATTGATAGGTCCATTTGGGGTTTTTGAGCTTGAGCACAACTGCGGGTACACTCGCTTCGGGCGTGTATCGCACAGACTCGCGCATGGTGGCCGGGAGCTTTGCAAGCTCGTCTTTTAAATCTTCAAGAGCAAATGGTTTATTCACGTAGAAAATTCCATCAATCTTTTTATAGGTTGGAGGAGCACCAAGCAGCAACTTTGGGGCCCAGCCGTTCTTAACTATCGCCAAGAGAGCCTCTTCGTAATTGCCGAGACCCATGACGTCAAAGTAATTCTCAGTAAAGACGATTGTTTGCTGACCTTTTTTGGCCACAATCTTGGCGACTCCATCAGCGTCACCTATCCACCGCCCGTTGTCCCACCGGACTACAGGTTTCTTGAAGGTGGTCTTATATCCCATAATCTCAGAGAAACCCTTGGGAGCCGATTGAAATACTGAAAGAAAATTGGTCGGCAATTTAAATGTAACTATTTTGGCGGTAAGGATGGAGGGTGAAACCTTCCAGCTTCCTTGGCTGTTTGAAAAAACGCGCTTGGATCGCCATAGTTTTTGAAACTTGACGATCCGAGCGTGCTGCATACGCTCCTGCTCGGCGAGCGGGTCCATTACTATTTTCCTATATTTTATTCCACAGACAAAAAGTCTAGACCGAAAATGAAAGGCTGGGTGGAGTACGCGTTCCCATTGTAAATCTTTGAATCCACACGCACTTCCAGATCGCGTGCACTGAACGGCCCAGCGTAAAAGTCCTGGTTGAACTTGAAGCTGCCCAGGTTGTTCTCCTTGCAGTGCTGATTGAAACGTGCGATGAACTCGCGTTGAGGGACAAACAGGTCCGTGCCGAACCGAAGCTTCTCGGAGCACAGGAAGTGTTGCAGAGAGTTTGTAACGGTCGCCACCTGGTTCCGTACTTGGACAAAATACTTGGGGAGGACGTTCCAGATATCCTTTGAAGCGTACTTGTGTGAGTAGTCAAGATAGGCCCGCAGACACTTGCACAAAATTGCGGGCATCTCAGTCTCCAACTTGGCGTCCAAATGAGGGTCAGCCACGTCAGCTGCGATTTGCCGACCAAAGTTCAGAGTCGCGAGGCGGCGGAGGATGGACCCAGAGTTATCCTTCCAGTTGGGCACCTCATTTCCACCCAGGATTCCGGGCGTCTTCCACTGCACGCTAAGCGCCGTCTCGTTTTTGCGCGCAACTGAAAGATCCTCACCGGACACTAGAGACTGAAACTCCGCCTGCTCAAGCGACAGGTCACCCTTGATCTCTGGACTAATGAACATGAAACCCTTGTAAATACTCTGAAGTCCAAACTTCTTTTCAATATTGTTTGAGAGCGTCGCAACGTCCTCACACTCGTAAAACTTGCGAGCCACCTTTGTGATGAGTGTGGACTTTCCAGATTGAGCAATTCCTTTCAGAAATGGAATAATCTGCCAGCCATCCAGTTCGTTCACGTCAAAGCACAGCCGCCCCATGAAAACGTAGAGCCACCGGCACACGTCCTCATCAAACCGCTGATAGTCCATAACCTTCTGCATATGAGGCGTTGGAATGTGATACCAGTCGGTGAGGTTGTGATACGGGTCAAACGGCAAGTCAAAGTACTTGCAGCTCACGAGCAACGGATCAAGCTCGTGAAATTCCTTGGTCGTATACTCGTAAAATTTGAAACCAAAAGCTCCGGTCATGGGGTCCCGGTTCTCGTCTATCGGCCGGGAATCCAACAGGCCGTTCTGGAACGACCAGACGTGACGATCCTTTTTGATTTCCTGAAACTGGATATCCTTACAGTTTGATAGATGACGGATGACGTCATGCGCCATGTTTCCGCGATTCGTGAGATTCATCCACATTTCAACGTTATCCTCCTTTTGAGTCTCGTCGTAGACAAAATCCTTGATTTCCTTGATCTGTCTCCACGCACGCGTGTTGTAAATCTCCTTGCAACACTGATCACGGTACCGACGAAACCCCTGCTTGTACGCCTGACGCAGGAGATGGATCAAAAGACTCTGGTAGGAGCTCGCAGCCTCGCCAATGTCAAAGTCCACGTCAGGACTCTCGGCGAGGGGGGAGTTGTGAAACTTGAACTCGGCATCGTTTTCAATAAACTTGTTTACAATCTTTTTGTAAGATTCCTTGAAGCGCTTGATTCGGCGCTCAAACGACATCTTATTACCATTAATGTCCTCTGTTTCCGTATGAGATATCTCAAGGAGCTCGGCGCGTGCGAGCATAAATCCGCAAATATCAATAGTCCGACGCTTATTCACAAGCATACGTTCAAAGTCATCCTTGTCAATGTCAATAGGAAGTCCATAATCGTCCCGCTTGGAACTCGCTGGAAGCCACTTGGTGGCGAGCAAATTGTATATTTCCTGACGCTTGTCTTCTTTTTGCAAATCAAGGTGTAGATTCTTTTCACAATCGTCCAACTTTGAGTTTAGGTCCTCGGGTGTCCACGAATTGATTTCCTTCTGATACGCACTTCCATCGGCGTGTGGTTGGGCCTTTTTTTGTGTGGTCCCCTTGGTTGCCATTACTAAAACTGCGCGAGACTTTTTTAAGCGGGAGCGAGCACTCCAGTCTCGACTGGTGCTGGCGCGAGTTTGGATACGGCGCTCAGGATTTTCACCAGAATTTTGTTCTGCATTTCAAGATTCAAAGCAATCTTCTCAGCTGCATCAGCGTGGCGCTTGCCGATTTCAGCAATCGTCTCACCGTCCTCGGTCGCAAGTAGGTTACCCAGAGCCTCAAACATATCCATGCCCTCCATCTCATCATCCTCCTCGTCCATCTCATCAAGTTCCTCCTCGGGCTCCTCCATAGGGGGTGGCATTGGCATACGGGCACGAGACATTGTACTATCTCGTGATACTTTCTTGGCGTGAATATTTTCGCACTGTATATTAAAATGCCTGCCGGCGCTCTGATGCAACTTGTCGCATACGGTGCCCAAGACGTGTACCTGACCGGAGATCCCAAGGTGACGTTCTTCCAAACCGCCTACAAGCGTCACACCAATTTCGCCATGGAAACAAGCCAGCAGACGGTGGCTGGTACCGTGAACCCCGGTGGCCTGGCGTCCGTGACCCTGGCTCGCTCAGGAGACCTCGTCGGTGACATGTTCGTCGTGCTACAGCCCACGACCGCCGACTCCGGTCAGCTCACCTCCGATAATGTGGTCAGCGACATGTGCTGGGTGGCCGAGCGTGCATTCACCTCCGTTGAACTCTTTATCGGTGGCCAGTCTATTGACAAGCACTACCAGCTGTGGTTCCGCCTGTACTCCGAGGTTTTCCTGGACGACACCAAGAAGCAGAATTACGGAAAGCTCACGTCGTCACCAGTGCCAAATAACGTCAACCAAACGTCAACGAGCTATGTGTACCTGCCTCTGATCTTCTTCTTCAACCGCAACCCAGGCCTGTACCTGCCCCTGATAGCCCTGCAGTACCACGAGGTCCGCCTGGACTTCACAATCAGCCCCCAGTACGCCAGCTATTTTGGCACGAACCCGTTCGCTGTGTGGGCCAACTACATGTACCTGGACACCACCGAGCGTGAGAAGTTCGCCAAGAAGCCCTCCGAGTATCTGATTGAGCAGGTCCAGTACATCAACGCCGACCCAGTCGGCTCCACCAACGAGAACACTCCCAGTGTGATCCGTATGCAGTACAATCACCCAGTGAAGGAGCTCGTCTGGTGCTACCAGACTTCAGCGCCATCTACCAACCCCAATTCCATGTGGAACTTCTCGTCCGGTGTGTCCAACGTGAACGTGACTGTGGACCCGGCCAAGATTGCGGGCTCCCGCGCCCCTTTCTCCCCAGCCCACATCGGATCGCCACTCCTGTATGTGCCATCCACATTCTCCTCCCCTCTGCTCACCACATCAAACATTGTGGTGACGGACAGTAACATTACGGGTGATACTTTCTTCACTTTCCAGTCTAACGTGGCTTCAGGCAACGTCTTTTGGGTTGAGTCCGGTCTGCCACAGGTGACTTCTAATCTGACGTTTGGCGTGGAGGTGGGTCCTCTCCACCAGTTCAAGCTGATTCTGAACGGCACGGATCGTTTCGTCCCCCAGTACGGCAAGTACTTCAACCAGTACCAGACGTATCAGTATCACTCTGGGACGCCATACCCAGGAATTTACGTCTACTCATTCGCCCTCAAGCCTGAGGAGCTCCAGCCCAGCGGTACGTGCAACTTCTCGCGTATTGACATGGCGCAAGTGGCCGTGAACCTCAAGACGGGTATGCCGAGCTTGAACCAGCGTATGTTCGCGGTCAACTACAACATCCTGCGCGTACAGTCGGGTCTCGGCGGTCTCGCGTTCGCCAACTAATTTTTGAGCTAAATTTTTTTCTCTGGATATAGTACAAAATGGCCGGTGGACTTATGCAGCTCGTTGCTTACGGTGCTCAGGATGTGTATCTGACTGGTCAGCCCAAGGTGACCTTCTTCCAGGCGGTGTACAAGCGTCACACCAACTTCGCCATGGAGAACATTCAGCAGACGGTGAACGGCACCCCCTCCAACGGTGGCCGCGTGTCCGTGACCATTGCCCGCAACGGCGATCTGGTCGGTGACATGTACGTTCGCCTGCAGGCGCCAACTGGCCAGTCCCTGGTGCCCACCTCCACCAACACTGGTGCCCCAGACACGTGCTGGCTGGCGGAGCGTGCGCTTGTGGACATTGAGCTGACCATCGGTGGCCAGCGCATTGACAAGCACTACCAGACCTGGTGGCGCCTGTACGCCGAGCTGTTCCTGTCGGAGTCTGAGAAGATCAACTACGGCAAGATGACCTCGGCTGCCAACCCCACCATCGACACCACCAACCCAAGCAGCGTGTACCTGCCCCTGCTGTTCTTCTTCAACCGCAACCCCGGCCTGTACCTGCCCCTGAT